TTTACGACATCTCCTTCTTCGTATTTCTTACCATCAACAGTTACGTTTTCAGAAGCTATAAAATATTTTTGTTTTCTGTCTTTTGATCTTTCAACCAAACCATGTTTTAATGCAGCCAAATCAACTTGTCTTGTAAAAGCATCTTTTTCTTTTTTATCTTTTATAAACATGTCTGCACCTTTTTCCAAACCAGATGCGATATTAGTAATTGCATCTGGACTTTTACCCGCTGCAATAGAGAAAAACACTTTTGCTAAGGCTAAACTTTTGTCCATACCTTCATATTTAGGTGCATTTTGTTTAAATTCTGACATCAACTGTTTAAGTTCAGACTGTTGTTCTTCTGGACTACCTGAGTTAATTAACTTTTCAACATCTTCTTTTGTAGTAGCTTTTGGTTCAACAATATCATCTTTTTTATCAGTATCTTTTTTGTCCTCTTTATCTTCAGTAGTTGGAGCAACCACCTTAGGATCTGGTTTAATAATTTGTTTTTTACCAAGTGGTGATCCAAACTCAGCTTGCAATCTACCAGGAGATAAATCTTTCTTTTCAGTTATATCTCCTTTTGCTAACTCGCCTGCTATGCCTTTTTCTTCTTCAGCAACTGAAGGATCAACAAATCTAGGGTCAGCCTCATATTTGCGAGTCTTTTCATTGAATCTTACACCTTGTCCATCTTGTAAATTTTTACTCATGTCTCTTACATCAATGCCTGACTGTATTCTGTCAATTACTGCGGGATCACTAGGATCTACTAACGTTGGATCTTGATAAGTAGGTCCACCTGCTATTGGTGGTTTGTTTGTTATAATTTGACCAGGAGGAGTTCCCGTCATTGCCATTTCTTCATCTAAAGCCTCTGATGAAGTTGGTAATGATTCAAGACCAATACTTTTTAAAAACTCTTGATTAGGTTGGATTCTTGCAACTCTACCAGAAAAACCCTTTGTTTTAGGGTCGCCAGAAAATAAAATACTACTTATACCACCTAATGTACCAGGGCCAAAGGCACCCACACTTTCTGTCGCAGCATTGACAAAAGGTTCTAACATACTACCTTTTAAATTTTGTTTTAATCCAGGTAATGTTTGACTACCAGCATACTGCCCCATGGCCATGTTTAAATTAATTTTATCAATAGCACTAAGAGATCCCATACCTTGATTTTTTGCTTGAGCAGCTATTTTTTGTAGATAACTCATAGGAGATGATTGGATATCAGCAGTAGTATCTTTGGGATTAATGTAGAATTGTCTATTTCCTGCTTGTAATTCTCTTATTTCTTTTGGTCTGTATCCTTGATCTAATAATTTGTTAAACTGAGATTGTCCAAATAATGAAGACGGAAAAACTGATCCACCAGTCTGAAAACTAGCAATACCACCCATAGTATTAAGCTTGTTACGAGCATTACGATTAAACATTTTGCGATTCATAAAACTCATTTGCCGAATAATCCACCTAGAATACTACCAAGGCCTCCACCGCCTCCACCACCAAAGGCACCCATGAGACTAGCAATTCCGCCACCAATACCTGCTATTTGTGAGAATCTACTTGGATCGGGGGTCGTGGTTGAAGATAATGTAGTCGCAGTTGATGGTACACCTCTAAATATATCTGACATAAATGACAATCTTTGATATGGCTCAAACTGTCTTTGTGTGGATGTAGCTCTCAAAGCATCTAATTCACTTTGTTGTTGTTGCTGCTCTTGACCGCCCAACGATGATAGTAACTGAACATCTCTCATCTGTGCACCTTGTTGTGCTTCACCAAGACCCGCAGTTGCTATACCCGCTTTTGTAAATAATTCAGATGCTTTTTGTGCTCTGTCTTGTGCTGACTCAAAAGCTTGTGCTCTTAATCCAGCAGATTGTCTTGCAAATGTATCGGCAAGATTTCTTTGTAATTCTTGTTCTGCAATAGCTTGTCTTGATCCACCAAATGCACCTTGTTGCACGGCTCTACTACCAATCTGTTGTCTTGCAATGTCACCTTGTCTAGTTATATCTGCTAAATTTTGTTTTAAAACGTCATCAACAAATTGATTTTGAAATCTTTCTGCACCTTTAGGACCTAAAGCAGCAATGCCTGCACCTACAGTATCTGCACCAGTTTGTAATAAATCTTGAAATCCACCGATGCCTTCTGCGCCACGTGTTATAGCTTGTTGTTGTAGTGGTGTTAAACCTGCAACTTGTATTTCTGGAAACTCAACGGGTTGTGTTGCTGTATCTCTTACATCCGTAAGTAATTTTTCAAGAAAATCTCTTTGATAGTCTGGTAGTATGGTTTTTTGTTCTACTGTTGACGTTGCCATTATGCCATTCCTTCAAACTTGTCCATTAAATCATACATGGTTGCTATACCTTTGTCTATGTTTCCATTACCCGCACCTTTTACGGCTCTTTCTGTAAAAACAAATTCATTGTTTGACAACGCTGCACGTTGCACTGGTTTACCATCTTGAAAGATCATCCCTGGTATACTGTCCGAGGTTCCAGTTCCAGGACCCTTTAATACACCGCCAAACTCTGGAGATCCACCCGCCATTAACGCCCGAATACCACCACTGTTTGTTGGTGGATTCTTCTTAGCCATAATTGCATCTTCAAGTTCTTCTATTGAACCATAACCCATACCCGTATTGGGATCGTTAAAATTTAATAAACTACTTATACCAGATTGCATCATGTCCAAATACTAACAAAAATTTATTTACTCGTCTATATTAGGATGTTGAAACAGTAACATTACCTAAACTTGTCGTTGCTACAAAAGTTCCAGAAAAAATATCACCCGTTGTAACAATTTTTAAAAATCCTGCATCACCAACAAAAATATCACCCTCTTGTAATGCATTACTACTACCTTGTCCACCTACGCCTTGGAAGTTAATGTTAGCAGATCTTACTTCATCTATTAATCTATCTAAGGCACGTGCCAATTGATTTACATAAACTGGATCGTAAGTTGATGGTGCTATTGGTAAAACTGTTCTTACAATTTTTTTCGTCATCGTCTACCATCTGCTCTTGCATCAAGTCTTGGTGCACCTAATCTCCACTTAACACCAGTAGCTTCGTTTTCTACACGTAAAGACATCTGTCTGCCTCTGGCTCTTAGAAATATATTATCGTCATAAACTTCTGGAGGTCCAGATGCAGTTCTTGTTATTGTGCCACTAGGAGATTCTGTGAAATCATCACTAGGAAAATCACGACTTCTCATTGTTAACTTGGCAGCGGGATTTGTTGCAGTCGATCCATTAAAGCTTAAATCTGGTATTATTCTGTTAATTAACATAAATTGATGTCCATCACCAATATCAAAGTCACTAGATTCAACAAAAGCATTTATGGCTACCGCACTACCAGTTGCTAAATCATCAAGACCAAATTCATGATCAAATAGATATTGATCTGTGCCCGTAGCTTGTGGAAAACTTCTAAGGCCAGAGGCTCTATCATTCCATGTAGTTCTGACTAAATTACCGAAGTACCAAACCTTTTCATTGTAGTTCCATATAACATACCTATCTATTTCGGTGCTACTTGAACTACAATAAAACCACCATATTTCGGTTTGGCTACCTATACTACCCGCATGAAACTTAAATGATTGTTGATTATTCATATCGTTAAATACATAATCACGAACACTACATGGTATGGCTTGTATTCGGCCGTCATAGACATAAAAGTTTTCTTGACCCATCCAGTAAACAACATCATTAACTGTTACAGCGGTATTAGGTCCCGCTATTCTAGTATTATCACCAATCATCGACACACCAAAAGTAAATGGCGGTCCGACAAACTGCATGGAATACAAAGCTTGATCTGTCCAAACAAGTATTTGTCTGCTTGTTTGCACTGCGGTAATTATTTCAGAACCTTTAGATAATCGTAAATCACCTGCTGTGTTTGTGGCCGTTGGTGTAAAATCAGTTAATGATTCTTGTGAGCCAAACCTTATAAGCATAGGATCTTGTGTTGATGTTCCTATAGTATTTGCACCAAAAAATATAATGTGTCTGTCAACATCAGAAACTAAAACTTGTCTTGCTATCGTTGGAGTGTCTGAGGCTCCCGTAAGAGATGATAATTCTACAGCTTTTGTGCTAACACCACTTGACGCATCCCAATAATAAATAGAACCATTCTGAACATTGAAAATTAAATCTTCGCCAAAATTGTCGGCTTGCCATAAACGAAGAGTTATACCAGATAAAGCACCAGATGCAGATCCCCACGTAAATCTGCCCCAAGTACCTGCCGACCATCCAGATCCAAGGATCGTGGTATTAATACCTACGTTTATTTGAAAAGCAGCCGTGCCAGATGACCCGCCACCCGCAGTGCTACCAGATGTTGCAGATCCTGCAGTTGTTACAGTAAATGTTGTGGTTGATGGAACAGATGTAATTGTGTGTTCGATATTTAATTGTGCGGCAGTAATACCATCTGTTGTCGTTAAACTAGCTAATGTTACAAAATCACCAGTTATAGCACCATGAGCGGTAGATGTAGTTACTGTTACTACGCCACTGCCTGCACCACCAGTTGTATTTACGGGATTTGACCCTAAAGATACTGATGATCTAATGGGAGTAATGTCATTAAAAGTACCAGAATTTTCTAAAAAAGCTTTTTGTTCTGTTCCTATAAACAATAAGTTTTGAGAATCTAACGTAACAAAGTCGTGTAGTTTTCTTGCGGTGCCAGTAAATTGATTATTAGATACTCTTGCCCAACCACCTATACGTTCTACATAACCACTTCTAAATCTAATTTTATCACAGTTAAACCAACCGCCTTCGTTAGAATAATTAGTTCCTTCTCTATTTATTCCTGGTCTAAATTGTAATTTAGATAGAGGCATGTCAATCTGCTTCCTCTATCTTGTTGCCTTCAGCTACCCATTCTTGGATTGCTTGGTAGTGTCTGTTATCTATCGCTATTGGTACTGAAAAATGTTTACCATCTATTACACAACTTATTGCACTATTTTTTTCAGTAAGAGTATCTTTAGTATATTTTGCATTTTCTATAATCATTTTACAACTCCGAATCGAAAGCTAAATAAGCACCCACAGTATTATTAGCTATAAGTGCTGCAGCATTTTTTGCTGTTAAACCACTACCAACTGTAGTTTTAATATTTATAGAATTACCTACCCCAGCATCTGAATCTGTAACCAAAGCAGGCACAGCATTGCAAGTAGTAACGGTACTCCCATGATATATAGCATACTCTGATGCAGTTCCTGTTGTTTCTAAAGATGGAAAGCTTCTCATTTCTGTAGGTAAATCTACAATAATTTCATTTACGGTGGTTGAAGAATTATACCCACTTGCAAATCTTTTATATGCTCCTCCTGTTCCTGCAACTACTTTCTGATAATATCTCTGACACAAAGCTAGTTCTTCCCCAAATGACCTATGCTCAAATGGTGTGGCTTGTGAGCCTACTTCCATCTGTACTCCAGTTAGAAAAAACTCATTGTCCGTACTACTAAAAAATGAATCTACGCCTGCTCCTTTATTTGCAGTTGTGTTACTTCCCCATGTGGTTTGTACAGTTCCACTTGAATAATTTGAACCTCCGTGTAAAAATATTTGTAAAGTTAATGATTTTGCATTGTCATCATTAAATGCACCAGTAGTGTCAGCAGGAACATTCCAATAATACCTTGCCCAATTTGTTGTAAGAGTAAATAGCTTAGAAACAAGCCTACTATTATCTGAATCAACTAAGTTGAAAACTACATCTGTAGAACTTCCAACAACTTTAGCATAAAAAGAAATTGTAACCTGCTCTGCATCACTTGTGCCTTTTTTTAATTGTTGTAAATCTTGACCTTCAAGTTTTTGTTGTACCACCAGAAATTCATCACTTGCAATAGATGTATCTGCTGTGGTGCAATCTAACTTCATAGCATTAGCAAAACCATTTAAGCCACTTGCAACTTGTGACATGGTAAAACGACCAGATGTTGTCATAGATGTCTCCCACCTATCCACAGTAAAATATCCAGTTGAAGCACCAAGACCAGTTGCACTCGTTGCTCTCTGTGCCACATTCATTGCTCCATTAATAAAAATATTCCTTCGCCCACCAATCTGACTATTGGTTAGGACTTCACCCATCTTTGCTATTTCTGCTGCTCTGGTCATGCTAGGTCTCCGTGTGTAAGCGTATAATTATGAATTGCATCAACATAATCACTTGCATATGCAGAAAATTCATAAGTTGAAGTGCTTGTAGTTACATTTTGACTTTGTTTTAAACCAACCATAGTTTCTGCTGCAAAAGTATTACCTGTTGTTCCATTACTATGCCCTTGTGCTGCATAATTGACAGTTGCAAAAACACTTGTAACTACTATACCCATTTTACCTGTTGCAACATCTGTAATACTTGCTAAATTGAAAGAATCATCAGCAGAAGGTGTTGATGCCATTGTAAAATCAGCCCATGATTTAGCTGTTCCCTGATTAACAGTAGCCATTGGCACAGAATTATTACTACTTGCATCTGTTAATGTGTTTACTCTTAATATACTAGCCATTATGCGAGGTCTCCCACTATTATTCCCTGCACAGCTTCATCATTAATAACAGCACCTGTGCTTGGTGCTACATTGTTTTGTGAATACCTAGCGGCAGTATCTGCTGAAATAAGTGAGTATCTATTTGTGTCGTCATTTGCCATTGAACCAGGGTCAACAGGTGTTGTACCTGAAGTACAGGTATAGCCAGTAGCACTTCCCATATTATTTGTAAAATTGCCATACAAAGAACCAGTTCCTCTGTCTGTTACACTACCTATATTAAAAGAAGACCTTACTTGGTCTGTGTCAAAATCATAAGAACAAAATGCCTTCACCAACCCTTGTTGCAGATTAGTTGTTGTACTATTGCCTTCACCTGTAACAAGTATAGAACCTGCTGTGGTTACACCTGTAAATTTATCTACTTTAAGTTCACTAGCCATTATGCGAGGTCTCCTGTAGTTGCTAAAGAAATATTAGCATGGTCAGTGCCATCATTATATGTTGTACTTGCTCCTGTAAATTTTGCAGTATTAGATTCATAAGATGCACCTGTAGTAAATCTTGGAAAACTGTGTGAAGCAGCATCTAGAAAAGAACCAAAAGTTGTTGTTGGATGTGAATTACTCATATTATTAGTCATAGTACAAGTGTATTTACCAGTAGCATCATCTGTTATGCTTGAATAATTAAAACTGTCTCTGTAAGCCACTGTTCCAGAACCATTAAAATTATTCCATGCTTTAGTTAATCCTTGCACAGTATTCTGTGTAACTGCTCCACCATCAGATACATAGGTAGAGGTATTACCCATTTTTATTGTAGTTGTATTAGGCAAAGAAGGTCCACTTGACCCTGCTTTATCTACAATGGTATCTACATTTAATTGACTTGTCATACAATACTCCAATATCCATTAACAGTGACTGTTGCCGACTGTGTTATAGGACCACCACTTACACCATTCTCATCACTATCTATTGTAATATCTGCACTGATTGTCTGTCCATTTAATCTTATAATACTATTGTTACCTTTAAATGGGTATCTTGTATCAGCTTCTGTTTTTGTATAAGAGTTAGCTACACTAAATGTATCATAGACAACCATTTCTACTATATCGTTTAAACTTGCTGCTTGAACTAATACAACAGTTGTACCCGTTGTTGATGTATAATCATCTCCTGGTACAAGTAATATTCCGTTTTGATATACATCCATGTACAAACTATCGGTGTAACTTAGTACAAGTGAGTTGGCATCTGATCCACTAAAGCTCGTTTGTCCAGCCGTAGCTTGATACTGGAACCTACTTCTTACACCAAAATTTTCTGAACGACCTATGTATGGCATGGTTTATCCTTAACTTGGTTTCGTTGGGAATGTTACATTACCTAATGTAGTTCCATCCCAACTCGCAGTTTTATTATTAGCAGGTAAATCTCTCAAAGCTTGTCTATATGTTTTCCAAGCATCTGTCATTGTATAGTCTGATGCCGACATCCAATCTGTCTCTTTTAACAACTCTTCTCTTTGTTTTCTTAACTCTGCCATTGCCACTATGCCACCATCTGCTAACGCTGTTTGTATTTGTGACCATATTACATCTGGTTCACTTCCATCTTTTTTTGAAAACTTTTCTTTGAACTCTGCTTCATTAGTAGGAGTTCTTTTTAAATACCAATTTTTTATCCCTAGAGTATGTAAAGCAGAAATAATTAACATTTGCTTATCCATTAAATCACTCCTAATTTTACAAAAGTTATAGCTGTTTCTGCTTGATTAGCATCACCCCTTATTGTGTTATTAGTTGCAACAGTATTCATTGCTCCAAGTCTGTAACGTAGTCTAAATGTAGTTGTGTTAGATACTGTAAATATAGTTAGATTGTGAGAAGAGACAGCATATCCACTATTACCCACATCAAGAACAACTGCTCTTCCAGTAAAATTACTACCACTATCTGTGCTTATTTCCAGTCTTAAATCAAACAAATCTGTAGAACCACCTGAACTTAAACTAAATTGTTGGAGACATAAAAATGTGCCAGTAGTTGCTGAACTAAAGATGCCTGAACTTTGAGTAAAATTAGCTGCACCTACTCTTGTGTAATCACCACTTTGTTCACCCCAATTTGTTAAAGTTTCTTCTGCACCACCACCTGATTGGTCAGCTTGTAATACAAAAGTCTGTGCTCTTTGTGAAGATTGTGAAAGAGTTACAACACCACCACTTGATATAGCTATCGCATCTGTATCACTAGCACTGCCTATGTTCCCTGCATCAGCAATAATTAAATTGTTTACAGTTCCTACACCTGCACCTGTTACTTTAGTTAACGCCATCTACAACTCCTATGCGTATGGACTATCGCCTAATACACTTGTATCCCAAGCTGCTTTTAACTTAGCAATAGTGTCTGCATCTGTGATTGCTTGTGCGGCAGGTGCATCTCTCAATGCTTTCTTCTTAGTTACACTTGCTGCTTGAGCAGAACTATCTCCAGCTTCTAATGCTTTCATATACACGACATCTTCTGCTGCTAATAACGGAGTTCTAACTTCTCTAATCTTATCTTTAAATATAACCTTAGATGCAGTTAAATCTTCTGTTATTGTTTTACCAGATAATGACCACGCATTTCTAAAATGCCTATCTGATGGCACAGTTGCATCTGATGCTGCAATAGTATTACCATCTTTATCTACTATGTTTGTTGTTGCCATTTAAGCCACCTTTTCTTTCTGTATGGTTAGTTCTTCATTAATCTTCCAAGCATTTCGCCATACTCTAGTGCTAGGAAGCTGTTGTTTAGTACAAATAACCATTCTAGGTTTATTTGCTTTGTCGTAATCTTTCCACACATGTTGTGGAATATCTTTCATAATTAAATACTCTATAGCTCTTTCTTCTGTCATTGCCTCAATAGGCTTTGTGTTGTGAAGCAAATACCCTCTTGTATGTTTAACAAAGTCTGGTTTTGCCTCATCCTTTTTTAACTCCCAGTATGCCTCAACGGGAGGTAAAATACCACCCTGCAATGCACAAGCCATCCAATTAGGGTCAGGATGTGTAACCTTTGCAGGTTCATCAGGTGTTTCAGGGTCTTCCCATACTACACAATATTCTGTTCTGTATGGCTCTAGCTTTTCTTTTGCCCAACACAGTCTATCCCAAAGATGTGTGCCTTGAAATTCTGGTGTTTCTATTGTCATGCTAGGTCTCCAAATGTAGCTACTGAGTGAGAAGCATCTGCTGAACTAAAACTACTGTTCATTGTTGCGAGGTCTAAAAGAATCGTACTTGCTTCTGCTGATTTTACCCTAACAACATTAGAAGCTCCAAGACAAGTTCCTGCGTTACACAAATAAAGAGTTGTTGCAGAAAAAGCAGCAGTTAAGTTATACTTATAATCTCCTGTGCCTTCGTCTACTCCACTTGAAACATTTAAAGAATCAAATAAAACGGCAGCATCAGTTGCAGCTACTGTCGTTTTTGCACTACCCTTTACAATATAATCAGTATCCACAGACTTAGCTGTGCCTGTTATCTGTCCACTTGTTGATAATGTATCAAATGCTATTGTTCCGTTTGCCATTATGCGAGGTCTCCTGCTATTTGAGTATTTACTATACCTCTATCTTCTCTAGCAGAAGAACCTGCTGCATAGTTTGTTGTTACTCGTACATTACCTGTAACCATAGCATAACTGTTATCATTACCAATCATTCCTCCGTTTAAATAAGAAGAACTTTGCGCCCTAACTGATATAACTGTAGAATAATCATTGTTACCCATTGCATTAGTGTAAGTTTGAGTATAATCACCAGTTCCGTTGTCTGTAATTGATGCAGTATTTAAAGAATCAAAAAGTGCTATCGTGCTACTTCCGTTCATTGACATCCATGTTTTAACCAACCCTTGCTGAATACTTGTCTGTGCTGTACCCTCACCTCTAATAGTCATAGAGTTTGCACTTGCACTAACTACAGGTGTTGAGCCAATGGTTATGGTTGTTGCAGTGGACTTGCCTGTGATTGTGTCTAATACTACTGTACTCATGCTAAGTCTCCGTGAATTGTAACGCAAGATTGGTCAAATTCTGTTTGTTTATGACCACCGTCATGTTCAACGGTTTCAATTCTAGCAGTTCCAGTTGTAAAATAATTTCCATTATTATTTGTTATAAAACCAAAGTCAGCACTTGGTTTATATCCTGTGGATGTTATACTGTAATCATTGTTACCCATGTCATTATTTATTGTAATTGTATAATCGCCAACTCCATTATCTGTCATACTAGCTAGATTAAAAGAACCCCTAGTTGAAAATGTGTCTTGTCCTTGAAAATTAATCCAACACTTCGCCAACCCTTGTTGCATATTAGTAGTGGTTGAACCACCCTCTCCAACAACAGTCATTGAACCTGCACTTGATGCACCTTTTAGTTTGTCAATGGCTATTTCTGATGCACCACCACGAGTTAGGTATGTATCTACTTTGATTGTACTCATGTCACCACCAACCTTCCACCATCATTGACAGTTAGTGTCACGCCACTTGCCACTGTTAAAGTGCCCGTGGCTTGAGCGTTTTCTGTAGCTAAAATTGTAGTTGATGTTGTTAAACTTTGAGCGTTTGTTCTAAAAATACCACCAGTTTTAAAATTACCTTTATTCTCATCTGCAGGTGTTACAGTTCCTAAAGTCCTACCAAAAAACATGACAAAAATATTATTGCCAGAATTTGAACTAGGTGCCGCACTAAATGTCAAAGTTGTGCCATCTGGTACAGTATAAGCACCCGTTGGTTCTTGCACTACCCCATCAACACTTACAACAATCTCTTGTGCAGAATTAACAGTTTGATTTAATGTAAAAGTAGTCGTACTACCATCACCACTGAATTCTTGTCTAGTTGGTAAATTTTCAAATTGATTAACTGGACTTGATCCAATGAAAGGCATTAGGTTATCTCCATGATGCTCGCTACTGTGTCTAAACTATTTGCAGTATTACATATGACCGCTAACGTATGACCCGCTTCCATAATAATCTTATTACCCGCCATGAATTCAAAACTTGAATTAGCAGGAATAGGAATATCTCTCGCAAGAAATACACTTTGTGCTGCATGTAATTTAACACTTGCAGTAACTTGGCTTGAAGTATTTGTGTTGGCTAATGTTAATCCAATAACAACAGTTGTTGTGGATGTAGGTACAGTATAGACAAGCATCTCAGCACTGGCAGACGTGCTAGAAGTCCCATCATATACTTTGTTTTTAAAAGTATTAGCCATTTATCCCTCCTAGCCTACATCATCTAAAAGTGCTACCACTATTGCTTCAGCAGTTGAGGCAGAAGAAATTGCATGAATATCCGCTACTGTAGTATTAGGTAATCGTGCACAGAAAAACTCATTAGGTCCTATTGTAATACCATCAGTTACAGAGCTTGATGCAGTTCCCGCATCTAAAACTACATATATACTTCTACTATTTGTATCAACATTCTTAATAAACAAAAATTTAACTTTATCACCAGTTGCCACCGCAGTTGGTGCAGTATCATCATCAACCGCAGTATAATCCAAAAAAGCACCTGCAATCAAATCTGTACTAGAGTTTGATACACTCGTAAGTTTATAATAAAATTTATCATTCGCATCTGCAGGTGTAACAGTCATAGTTGACGATAAGGTTTTTCTTATCTCATCGGGTAAAACGCTAACCTGGATGCTTGCGATAGCTTCATCTGCCATTTTATTCTCCTATCCTAAAGCTATGGCCAAACTTGTGGCCTCCGCTGCAATTGCAGCATTGTTAGTTAATTGTAATGAGTCACCCACACTTGTGACCGCTCCTCCAGATCCTGCACCATCACAAAAGACAAGATCTATGTTTCCGTTTGCAATCGTAACACTGCTTCCAGAACCTTGTGTTATTATAGCACTTCTTGTTCCAGAAAGACTATTTTTAATTATGAAAAATCTTGATGCGGTGTTAGGTCCTATAGTAACAGTATTATTACCACCTAAATCTGACCCACTATCCTTTAAATTTATAACAGAATACATTCCAGTTTGTACATTGCTTGAACCAGATGTTGGCGATGCTACTCTAATAGTTAAATCTGTAGTTGTATCACTTGCGGTTAATTCACCAAAAGACACCAATCTATCTACAATATTTAAATTAAAGTTTGTTATATCGCCCCAGGTACCAGACTTTTCGCCTGATGCCATTATTTCTGCACCTAGATTTGTTGAAAAAGAACTTGCCATTTATGCCGCCTTATTAATCTCAACCCAAGTCTCTGTTTGACTTGGTGTTATATTAGTATACTCAGTTGTCGCACCACTAACACTTACATAATTAGGTGTCTGACTTGGCACCACATCTTGATATACATTCTCATTTCCAAGACCAGATGTCAATTCAAATCCAGTAACTGCATATTTAGATTCAATAACAGTTGAACCAATTGCACTCGTAGCACTTAGTCCAGTAGGTGTGACAAGTGCAGTTCCAACAACTTGTTCGTCACCAAAACCAATTGTACCTACAAGACCAGTTTCTGTTACTAAAGCAGAGGCACTTACTGTCTCATCACCACTTACACCCGTAGCACCTAAACCAGTAACAGAAAAACTTACATCACAAACAACATTTTCACTACCTAGTGCAGAAGTGCCTACAACACCAGTTTCAACTACAAGAGCAGAAGCAGTAACACTTTCATTGCCTAGCGCAGATGTTGAAGAAACACCAGTAACTGGATATATGGAGGCTTGTGTTGCCGTTCCTAATGCAGTAGTACCAGAAACACCCGTAACAACGACTGGAAGTGGACTATCCCAGGAACCTTCGTTCCAAGTGCCTCGTCCCCATCCAGTAATTTGAGTCATTAGGCAATCCTAATTATTGCATTACTTCCATTTGCCGTTGGAAACTGAACTGTAAAAGTACCAGAGGTAGATGTTTTATTACCGCCAAAATCTAAAACTGCCACTGCTTTATTACTATCAGAACTGTTATATATCAAAGCTCCTCTAGCAGTAATTGTTGCAGTTGTAAAACTAACATCTGAAAAATCTGTAAAAGCAGTTGTGCCAGATGTTGTTGGATCAACTCTTGTTAAAGTCCCACCAGCAGTTGTGTATGAACCACTTGATGCAACCTCACCCGTTGTTACCAAAGCAGTTGTTGTAGCACCTAATGTAGCAGTTGTAGAAGATTTACCTCCACTACTAATTGCATAAAGTGCTAATTTAAAAGTGTCTCCGCCAGAGTTTTTAAAATTATGTACACCTTCTAATAATTCTTTTTTAAAAGATGTGCACATCGCTTGAGTAATGGCCATTATAATCTCCTTATTAAATTTGCTACATCATTACCACTATTCTTTTCTAGAATATTTACAATACTAGCACGTTCTTCTTTTTTTGCCAATCTAACGTAATATATTAAGACTTGTTTCAAATTCTCTTTGTAAGCCAAGGCTTGTTGCTTAATAGGTTCTGGTGCAGTATCAGAAACTAAACATATTTTTTCTAAAGCAAGATCAGCTATCTGTTCGTCAGATAGACCACCATGTTCTGAAGTCGCTACGTTTACACTGCCTACTTGTGCAACATTTACATTAAACATTATCATGCCTTCCAAATAAAATAGGTGTTTTATCTTGTGGTTCTGGAGAACTTAACAAAGATTGTTTAGTTACCTCAAGCACACCTTTGTTCATAGTCTGTACCAATGGATCATCTAATCTATGATATCCATAAAGTTTTTCTTCATTAGGCACACTCGTATCTAATAAATTTGATCTATGAGCAACTTCAATCTGCATACCCTTATGTATGGCAACACAAAGCCAAAACTCAGTGCAAGCTCTACCCGCCTCAGCCATATGTAAATTGTGCATATAACTATAATCTATGCCATATAAATTAATTTTATCAACTTTTTCATAAATTGCTAAAGCTATTGCATAAGGAACAGTGTTATTAAAATAACAAAGACCAGTATTTTTCACCACCTCTGCTAATGGATATTTAACTAAATGTTTAACTCTTTTGTCTAACTCACAAGTATATATAGGTTTTTTGTTGTTTTTTAAAAATTCTCTGGCAATTTCTGTTTGTGTGCCTGCATTTTTTGTATCAAGAAATCTAGATACTGGATCCATCATAATAGTTCTATCAACATGTATAATACCACCAATAGAATTAATACCCCATATTTCATCAAACTTTTGAGAATTAACTCGTGCAGAAATAAAATCTGCGTAACTAGAACCTAGACCTACTATAGCTATTTCGGTCAAGTCCTTGGCCTTTCTGGAAGTCCTCTACGATATGCATCACTATTTTCTCTTGCCTCTGCTAAGTCCTTGACTCTACTCAAAGATTCTATAAACCTATTGTTGTAAAGTTGCATAACATCTGGCTCACCTTTCATGTATGTATATGCTTCAACTAAACATCCATACAATAAAGCATTTGGTGCATTTGTACTCAACCAAGTAGTTCCAGAATCTCCAGAATCTTTTAAACTTGTTGGTCTGTAATAATAGTGTAATTCAACAGAAAAGTTGTCATTAGGTGTTGGAGATATAAGGAAATTATTCACATCAAATATAGCGTAGTATTTAGGTCTACCAGTTGATCCATCTGGATTAAATTCTTGCAAAAAGTTTACATCTTTTTGTAGTAAAAAATGTTTAGTGCTAGAAGATGTAATCGATAAACTAAATGAAGCCAAATAATCACTTGGAACAGCCAAAAACTGATTGCTTGAAGTCATTGCTCCAGTTACATTTTTTCTAAAATATTCTAAGTCAACACTTTTAAGTATTCGCTCTTCAGCAGAAACAATAAAATCATCTAAGTGAGTTACAAAAGATGTCTCTTGATTTTCGCTATAATCTTTGATAGCCGTTTTAAGTGAAGATAATGTAAAACTCATGATGTGCTCACTGTAACAGAACCTAATGCTGATTGTAGTTTTAGTTTTTCTTTGAAGGATATTGTTTGTAAATCAAATATAGGAAACTGTACTTTTGCATCTCTAAATTCAACTCTTGGTTTTGGATTTCTTAAAGCTTGAGGATCTGGACCTACACGAATAGGACTTAATTGTGGGTGTTTAGGATCATATTCATCATAACCAACAGTCAATCCATTCCATTCTTTTCTCATGTCACTTAATTTATATTTGAATCCAGAACGTTCTGAATATCCAAATGCTCTTTTATTGCTTGCAAATCTAGCCATTAAACCCTCAAGTATTTAATATCTGGTGTAAGTTTTAGTGGTACTCTATCTTCATCTTCATCGCTTGCTCTTTGAAATTCTTCTTCATAAACACTCTTTAATATCTGTATTCTATCTGGTGCCTTCTTCATTGATATATAGTAGGATAGACCTGCAACTAAACAAGGTAAAAAACGAAATGGAATGTCATGTGTGTTTTGCATTGTGTCTGCGTCTTGTATTCTACGGACATAATAATATATTAAACTATCTGAGCTAGAGTCTGGTGTTGGCCATAAAATAACTGCAGGAGTAATTTTTCTGTCAAAATAATATTGACTTGGTCTTCCACTTTGATCTTTATTTGGAAGATTTAAATAATCGCCTCTCGACATTCTTGATAAAGAAAAATCAGTGCCACTTCTTCGTATAACAACTTCTAGTAAATCAGTATGATCTGCGTTAAATGTATAAGATGCAGTGCCAGAAGTTAAAGCTTGAGTCTTTTGTTCAACAGTCCAAAGGTTTAAACCTCTATTTGCCCATTCAGAAAACATTATATTTAACGATCGTCTTGCTGTTTTGAGATCATATCCCGTTCTAACCTCTAAACCACATCTTTCATATGCCTCTTCTATTGCATCTGATACATCTAAATCAAAATCTCTAGAGTTTGATGTTGCCATAATTTATCCCATTTTCTTTTTATTATTCATTTTTTTCTTTTTAAAGATTTAACTCTTCTTGGAGCACCTTTAGGCTGACCTAATCTTTTCTTCTGTGCTATCCTACTACGTTTTTCAGTAGCTGTCATCTCTGATGCAGTTTTTGGTGTTTTCTTAGAAATACGTTTTGTTGGTCTACAATAAGGTGTACCTCTTTTTTCACCCTTTTGTCTTCCACACTTTTTACCAGTTCTTTGATCTTTCCAATCTTCTTTGAACCATCGTTTAAGTGCTAGACCAGCTTTTGTTTTTCTAACTGCCATTATCCGTAAAACGTTTCTTTTCTTCTATTATTCATAACGACACCACAACCTTTTGCAATGTTTGGGTTTTTTGATGGTCTTTTACGTTTTTGTTTAGTGGATCCGCCATTTCTAAAATTTTTTGTAGCATTTCCTTTTGAATCAACAGTAAAATTTGGTTTTGGAGGTAGTTTTTTTTCGTAATATAGTTCTCTTACTGCTTTTTCTAAATCTTTCATATTATACCTTGGACTGCCTACCTCTTCAAATTTAGGACTTCCACCAGAACCAAACTTAACTGCACCGCCTTCTGCTTTTTTCTTGGTTTTTTTCTTTTTACCGCCAGTGCCATAGTTTGCAGCACCAACCTTGCGACATTTTGCAATAGCTCCTGAGGCATACGCTGAGGGAAAAACTTTGTAGCGAGCTTTAACTTTATGATAACATGCGTCTTTTGGCATTACTTACTCCTTATTTTGTGACACTTACAAGTCCATTTTTTTCTTCCACACTCAAGGCATAATTTAACTGGACTACCTTTTATTACCTCTCCTTTTTTTAGAGGCACAATGTGCTCTCTCAGAAAATCCTTTAGGTCGTTTGCAATTGATCTTTGTCTTCCTCTTGGCACTCCATTTTTTCTTTCTAGGTGGATTCGTAATTTGTTTACTCATACTACCACGAGACATGGTCATTGTACAAAATTCTCAGCTATTGCAGCACCTATTATTAACACACCTAATCCCCAAAGTCTCATATCAAGACCTTTGAGACTAGCCTTATTATCCTCTAGTTTTTCTTCTAATCTGGTATATCTAAAACCGCATTCTTTTTCATGTCTAGCTAACTCGGCCATAACTTGTTCTGCGGTCAGTTTTTTTGGTCTTCCTCTAGGCATTTAACATTTCCATCTTCTTCTTGCTTGTCTCAATCGACTGTTTGGATTTTTAGCAGCCTTTGGAAACTTCTTCATTTGACCTGCGGATCTTGCACAAAATGATTTACGTCTTTTTGCAGCTTTGCTACCAGGTTTAACTTTACCAGTAACCGCAGTTTTTAACTTACTACCAGGGTTGTCTCTTCTATATTTAGCAACACCCTCTTTAGTCATTCCCGCCCCTTTTTTAGTAGGGCGGAAATACTTTTTAGTTTTAGGTGGTTGTTTGTCTTTTTTTCTAGACATTACTTCTCCTATGCAAAGAAGAAAGTCATCATATCTGAAACATCAACTGTATATTTCACAGACATTCCACTTGCAAACAGTACACCTTCATCTGGTATATTTCTATCAATCACAGTATTAGCAGTGCCTATAGTTCTTGATTTAAACAAAGCTGTTCCATCTTCTGGTGAGCCATCAAAAAACTCAACATCACCTGCGGTCCCTCCAGATGTTACAGAGAAACCTTTCAGTCTTGTTCTTCCACCAAAAATAGCTTGTCCGCACAAAGATCCAGAACCAACAGAAACGTTTGCTGCATATTGTGCTGAACACGTAGCTGAAGTTATTGACAAAAATATACTAGCTCCCGCCACTGTTTCAGCAGAACCAGTAGAAGTGATAACTTCAGTTAGAGCGTTTCCGAAAACATCTGTTCCAACAACAGTAACTGTTTTTGCGTTATCACCAGTTCCTGACGTTGTTACTGTAACATTTCTTCCTGCCCCACCTGCATGAGTGGTGTTAGCTAAAGTAAAAGCTGCCGTAGGTCTAGCTGCAACAGCAATTCTTGTGGTGCTTGCTGCATTCTCATCACTAACTGTGAGTGCTCGTACGTCTGAACGACCTGCCATATCACTCTCCTATTAATAAACGGAATATTCTATTTCAAGTGTACCACGGAAAGCAGTTAAAGCGGCATCACAAGCGGCACCAGCACCCATGTATAAATGCTTACTAGCTATCGCTGCATTAAGGTTTGGTTCGAACACATGAAATGTACCAGCACTTGCATCTAAATCGATGTCAACTTCTGTTACTGAATCTGTCGCTGATATTCTTGGATTAAATGATGTTACACCCGCACCAACAATCTCTGTACCAGAAGATATAGCAGTATTAGTTGCAGTACCCGATGTAGCACTTAACTGTAAGTTTGCTAAAGATTGCGCATCACTCGCAGCAGGGGTTGTTATTCCAAGAACTATTTTGTGAATAAAGAATTTACTCGCAGTAACTAAAGCATCTGGATGATCAGTATTTAGTTCTCCAATCTCAACAAGAACATCATTGTCTCCATAAGTAACAGATGCTGCATTTGTACCAGCTAAACTCACTGCAAATGTTTGAATTTTTCTTGTTCCTAATGAAATAAGTTGTCCAGTTGAATTTACAGAAAATCCAGTTTCTGTAAAAGCACCAGTTGAAGTTGATTTGTTAACGACATTAAGTCCGCCTATAGATCTAACGGGACCTGTAAAAGTTGTAGTAGCCATGTGAGTCTCCTTGTCTTGGCAATTGTCGAAGTTTATTCTTCGTCAAGGTATTAAAACTATAACATAAAAAAAGAGCGACTGTAAAGTCGCTCCTTTCATCCGATGAGGGATATTTAATTATGCACCTTTTGATCCGAAGACACATCTTGGATCAGAAAATCCAAAACTATATCTTTCTCTGGCCTTGAATCTCATGTTGCCAGTATCAAAATCTGCTTCCATTTGAGTAGCTAATGGTGTTCTCTCAAAATGCATAAAGCCTCTTGGAGTGTCTGTTAAGATGAAAAATGCATCTGTGTCAGTCAAAAAGTCATTAACTGTGTAACCCTCTGGAAGCATTCCAGTTGATCTTATTGCGTTAATGTCATTGTCTGCTGTTGCAGTTCTCAAGTTAGATGCCATTAGCCTTTCAGCTACAAATTGTAGTTGACGTGGTATAACTAATTTTCTACCAGTCAATGCAATTTTGAGACCTCTTTCATCAACAAAACCTGCAATACTTATCAAAGCATCTTCTAAAGATGTTTCGTTAAGATCCGCATCTGTTGATGGCTCATTAGCAAAAGTACCACCAGTTATAATTGGGTGTGCAGTTGAACATAACTCAACTCCGTCACCACCAGTAACTGAACTATCAAAAGCATTGTTAAGAACAGAAGCTGCCTTAACTTGCTTTGTGTGTGCCATTGATCTTGCTAATGCACGTGTATATCTTGAAGACAATCTGTCATACAAGTTGTCTTCTACTGCTTCTTCAGTGATTGAGAAAGCTAAAGCAATAGTTTCATGATTATAGCGAGCAGTGAATGATTCGTTGGCATCATCAAATGATACTCCAGAACCTTCTTGTTTCACTGGTGCTGCACCAAAACCAGAAAGCATTACTTCTTCTTCAAAAGATCTATCTGAAGATTCAGTTGTAAAAATTTCAGCATGTTGATTTTCATACCTGCCGAATTCCATACCAAAGAGAGCGTTTAAGCCAGGCTCTAATTCTTTGGCGAGTTGTGCTCTTGAAATTGCCATAGTTAAGCCTCCTTATGATATAGCAGCATCACTATCTCCGACAGAACTGAAGAAGACATGATTATTGATTTTTACGATATACTTAATTCCAGCAGCAGTATGATCTTGATTTTCTACATCCTCTTGAATTCCAAGAATCATCAAAGGATTTGATGGATCGGAATCTTCAGCAGTAGAAATGTCTATCTGTGCGGTTGATATACCAGTTGTTGTGTTTCCACTTGTAGCATTCTCTAACTCAGCAGTTTTGAAAATATCAACTTTTGCAGTAGCTCTGCTAGTATTAGTACCATCAGAACATATGACATACCTTTGCATTGGATTGTCATATACAAAGCCTTTAATATCAAAATTAGTATCGGCTGAACCATCTCCTGGCCACGTGTTGGAAAATTTTAATTTCTTTGTAGTGTTGTCAACGTATTCACACCCAGCAAAAACTCCTAAGATCTGCCTTGCGTCTCCAGTAGCAGCACCCAGTACTTGGATTGTACCACCAGTTAACTCGACTTGAACAGGAGTGCCTTGGAAAATAGCTGCTGCATCACTAGCAATGAAATACTGATTTGTGCCACCAGGGTTTGTACCCCCCATAGCATTAATTGGCTTTAGACCAAATTTTAAATCTGCATTTGCCATTTATAGCTCCTTATTAAGTTAAAAGATAAGAGATTATTTCTTACCTCCGAAAGTTACTTGACTCCGCCTATTATTTTCAATAGGCATGGAAGGATGTTGTTCCTTCATTAAGTCTGAGTCTACGGCAGTCATTTGATTGCGGGTCTGATCCCGATAATATTCAGTTCTCTCTTCAACTGTCTCCTCAGGAATTCTGGCGAGCATTAACCCACCATTACCAATTACACCCTCATGTTTTCCTTCTTCAACTGAAGCAAAGTCTTGATCGGGATATTCATCAACTCTTACTGGCTCATAACCTTCTCTAAGTCTTTGATGAACGTTCATTTGATCGTCATCTCCTCTTAAATGTGTTCTGATCCAACGATGTTTAAACCCATCTTTTGGCTTCGGAGCGTCTAGTCTACTAGGTGGTGCCCATGGTTTTCTGCGTGTTGTCTTAGCACGTGTATTGTCTGATCGTGGAGTTGTTCTATCTGTCATAATATTTCCTACTCTTTCACATATTTAGCATATTCTTCAAGAGGAACATTTAGTCTTTTAGCCATCTGTACTTGCGATGGTGTTAACTTCACGGTCCTGCGTCCCTTACTGTTACTGCGAGATGCCGTGCTATCAGCGGGTGCGACTCTGTTAACACTACTCGTTTTTTCTTCTTGAAACTCCTCGGGAAATCTTTTCCTAATTCGTTTATCTAACTCAGAATAGTACTCATCGCTTCCTAAGTCAAATCCTTCTTGTTGTAATTTTTTATCAACACCAAAAGCAAGTGCCGTCATTTCATCGTTTTCACCAAACCAAATGTTCTTTTCTGCCCACGCTTTAGCTTTTGGATCTGGCTCTGGTGCAGGTTGTGCTTGTGTTTGAACAGGAGGTTGAGTCTGAATTGTTTCACGTGAAACATCTTGATCCTCTTGTCTTTGTTTAGCTATTCTATGTCTTTCTTGCTCAATGGTAACTTTAGCAATTGCTTGTGAAGCTTTGACCATTGCATCAGTATCATTTACTTCAAGTGCCTTTTTATAAGCTTCAGACGCAGACGCTAGTTGGGACTCAATCCTAGTTCCATATTCAGATATGTAACCCTTATCTAAGTTTTGTATTTGAGTCTCAAGCTTTGAGTTTTGATCTTTTAACTGTTTAGCTAAACGAACCGCTTCTTCTTTATCACGTTGTTCTTTTCTATAACGATCAGTAATCTGGTTGATTCTTGTTTGAACCTTTTTACTATATTCCGTTACTTCATCATCTTCTTTTTTTTCTTCTTTAACTTCAGTAACTTGCTCTGATTTCTTATCCTTTTCATCAAGACCAAGCGGAAGTTCGACTTCTACGGGTTTATCGTCAATTGTTTCACGTGAAACATTTTCTTCTCTAACTTCATTTTTTTCTACTGTAGACATGATTTCTCCTTATATATGCTGAATGTCTTCTGGATCAACGATGGTAGCTATCACTTCATCATCATTGATAATTCTTACTTCACCGCCTTCAATTCTGAATCTTGAGCCAGAATATCGACCAATGCATATCCATTCGCCTTCTTTACACCAAGGCTCTCCATCACCAAATTTATCTTTATCTTTATAAGCAAGAGGTCCTACTTTCAAAACGTAGGCAACTACTGTTGCCAAAGCTTCTCTTTGTCGGACTGCATCTGGTAAATGAATTCCACCTTCAGTTGTTTCACGCCCTTTATAAGGCATAACAAGGAGTCTCCAACCAGTAGGTTGGGGTAGTCTTTCTTTTAGTTTGAGATCGTCTGTTTGAGGTTTGTTGTTTTTTAACTGTTCTTTTAAATAATCAGGTACGTATAATGTCTTCGGCATCTTCAAATTTTCCTTCCAGCAAGGACTTGATTTCTTCTCGAGTGTATGAGAGTCCTTGTAACTCACCCACTAGCTGCTTGTAGTGTTCGTGGTTTTGAACACCACCAGTTGTCAGCGTCAAGACGATGTCGTCTTCACGTTCTTTTAATCTTTTGTACAATTTCTTAGAAAAGTCAACTATATCCATAATTATTTCCAAAAATATTCATCTTGATCACCTAGTCTATATTCAAAGCCATTCTCTACTTGATACTCAATTGTACTCACTTTAAAGTCTGGTTGTTTAGGTTTTTTAGGTGTCAAACTGTTATCGTATACTCTCATTCTATTGTTGGGGTACAAACAAAACTGTCCATTATCCAACTTTAATAAATTAAATGATTTATGTTCTGCGGGTTCCTCACTAGTCGTATAATCTATAACATCAGCATGTCCATGATAATTATCAAGTGTACAAATGTAAGATCCATGCATAGTACCATGATCCCTAGTCAATATTTCATAATCCATTGAACCTATAAATTGTTTATGACAAGCTATGACATTATAATCCATACAATTCCAAAACTGTAAATTTGGTAAATTTAAATCTACTTCTGGAGTTTTAGGTTTTGACAAAAAGGCACTAATAGGAAGTTTATCGTATAATGCGCCATAGTCTGGTAAAAATGTTTCGAAGTAAAAGGCTCTCCCTGGTATAGATTTAGCAGTGACCCACACACCTTTTACAAATTCTCCATGTCCATCTTGATGATCTCTTAAATATTCTCTTCGAACATAAACGCTCATAGATGGTAGATTACATACAAGTTCTGCCATATATTAGAATGTGCCGCTAAACTTTGTACCAGACATTGCTGCTCCAGTTCCTCGTTTT